GAGATGTTCCAGAGCTATATTTGAATCTGAATTTAAACGTGTGTACCTGCCCATAGACAAATGCAAAGTTTGAGCCAAAGTAATTAAAAATACCATTAGGCGTATTTTGTGTTAGCGGGTAATTATTTATACCTAAAAATTCAGGATTAGTGCCATTAAACCTAGCTACCGCATTAGAGTCATTTTCATAGTCTGGCAAGCCTGTGGTATAGTTTACACCAGTACCGAAGCCACACTCTGTTAAATTATCAGGAATTGTACCAGCAAGCACATCCCAAGTGGGTTGCACAGTAAAGTCCGCATAATCTTGTTGCCCATCTCCGTTTTCATTATTAATACCCTTTATCTTCATGAATTTTACAGAACCTTTTGAAGATTTTTTAGCTTCAAACTGTATGTAAACATCATCTAAGTTTATATTTGAGACATCAAATTCAAGAGCGGAATAAACGCCACCAGCAGGTTCGGGAGTCGCCTGTATAATACTTTCAATGCATCTCCCAGATGTAAAATCAACATCATTCTCAACTGTTAATGTAGTAGTACCTGCATTATAAGTTGCCCAAGATGTGTTTGCATAAGTAGAGGCAGGCGTTCTTTCAGAAAGTACTTCCGAACCAACAACAAACTCCGCTTCCGTAAAGTCTACATCTGCAAGAGTAACTACGCCTGCCGATGTGATCGCACTTGTTGTCGCAGATTGAGAAGACCAAGCATTGCCCATCGAGTCCGTACCGCTATGGACAGAATAAAGGCCATAACCAACATCAGTAACCTGACTCGTATATGTTAAGCTGGTTGCGCCTGCTATCAACGTAGCGTCATCCCAATACCAAGCAACTGTTACAGTGCCGAGTGTCGCAGGGCTTCTCGAAAGAGTGTTTGATGAGGTTAAAACTTGACCTTGCGTTACTGAGCCAGAAATAGAGATAGAGCCTGTGAGTGTAACAATGCCGGACGTGATTGAGGAATGGAAAAGGCCATTACCATCGGCAGTCCAATTATATACAGGGAAAGAATATGGCATGTAATATCTCTATTAAAATATAAAGAGATTATAACGTATTCCTTATGTTAAGCAATGCTTAGCCATTGTTTGTACTTTTTCATTAATTCTTTGAATATTGGGTTATTTTCTATGGTATCGAGTTCAGAGCGTGATAAAATCTTACATGACCGATAGATAAAGTTTTTAGCTAAGGCTTCTGAGGGGGAGTAATGCAGGCTCTTAGGATATTTTTCATTAAACCTTTCTGCTGCGTACTCTTGAAAGTTATTGTCCGTCCAAATCATATATTGCCGCGTCTTTTTGAGGCTTCCTGAGTCCTAAATACCTCGACTTTTAATTCAGCTACGTTTCTATACGCATCAATTAGAGTAAAAGCAGCTACTGAGTCCTTGTATCGACTTAAAATTTCTTTGTAAGCTTCTGAGGCTTCACCTCTCGTATTATTCTCAGTCATTGTTTTGCCAGTGGCTTTTAGTACCTCACTCGCCCTTATCGACTTTCTGTAGACCTCTAAATGCTTCATTAGAGCCTTAGTTTCTGCATAGTCTTTTGCTGAGTTAGCCAAGTAAAGAATGGCTTTTTCTACATCATCATCTGTTATTATTTCTCTCATTTCATGCCCCTTAATAGTTTTAACTGCTCTTTGTAATGCGCCTTGACTAATCTGGCATCCATGACCACGAAACACCCCTCGCGACATCGCTTGCATGTGATGGTGAAATACCGAATTTTTTGGCTATATGGATATTCTTTACCCCGTCCTCTCTCATCTTTCTTATGCTAATAACGTTATTGCTAGTGAGCTTTGAGCTTCTTTTATTTCTGGCTTGCTCATAATCATTAGACCATTTACAGTTATCAGGAGTGTAATCACCGTTATTATTGATTCTGTCTATTGATAAATTATCTTTATACCCATTATTTAACGCCCATTCCTTAAAAGGTTCAAATTTACCCCATGCCTGACACACTTTTATGCCTCTCCCTCCATATAAATGATAGTTTTCCATATTAGGAAGGCTGCATCTATTAATCATGTGCCTATATATCCTATATAGACGTGACTTAGACATGCCATGTGTTTTATTTTTAGGCTCTGTCCGTAAGCAACCGCAAGATTTACTTGCCCCCGATCTTAGTGAGTCAGCCGTCACCGTGTGCGTTACCCCGCAATCACAATTACAAATCCACTTCACTTGACCTCTATTGCCTCTTTCACTTGAAAGCCCAACAACAGATAATCTACCAAATACCTTGCCAGTTAAATCTAGTCTTTTCATACATAAGCCCTCATGGTTACTTATTACAGTGTAACATCTTTCGCTTCTTTTTGAAAATTTTAGTAAGTCTTTTTAAGTCGTCAGCAGTATATTTTCTTGGTCGTTGGTCAGCTTCTATTTTATCAACAAGAGCGACACCATACCTAAGCACCATGCCCTTCCTCATTTCTACTGAGTTGCCGCTTAGGTAGCGGTTACATTTAACGCACTGGCTCGACATGTTTAGAGTGTAAAACCTTAGATGAGGGGCGCTTCCAACTGACCGATAGTGCCCGCAGTCAATTTTCCCGCCATATTCCGTAGAATTATAGCGAACCCCGCACGAAATACAGTTATTGCCATCACGTTCTCTAATATACGCATTACATGCTGTCTGAGCCTCGTTTAGATGGTCGCTAAGGGTTTTTAATCTCTCCCTACCCTCTTTTAGCCTTTTACGTGCTTTCTTCTTCTTAGCCTCTTTAGCTACCTCTATTGCACACATTGGGGAGCAAGCAACGGCTAATGAACTGAAAGGGGTGAATAATTCTTTACAAGTCCGGCATTTCTTCTTTTTTAACGGACTAACCTTCACCATTACTTAACCAACCTTACAACATTAGTCTTTTCTAATTTAGGGTTACACAACACATCAATTTTCTGCATAGTTTGTTTATCCATAATCATTTCTTTTGCAGCTTTTTAATTAATTCATGCTGTGTGTTAAATAAATCTCGATATTGAATTAATAGTTTATTGCTTAAGTACTCTGATGCTCCAGATATGAGTGCGTACACACCCATTACAAGGAAAGCGAAATTCTCGTGACCACTCGTATAAATCCACCATAAGATGGCTAGCATAAGAATATAAATTAAAAAGTCGACTCTTGTTTCCATCATTAAAACTTTTCTATTAATTGTAAGGCTTGCTCGGTATCACCTAAAATAAGCTCATCAATTAAATTTCTAACGTCCGTACTTATAGCCATTGATTGTTTGTCGTATTCTTTCCTGTCGAAAGTAGGCTCAAAAGGTGAGAAATCAAATACATCTATGACATTAGAATAAGAGTATATTTTAGTTACGCCTTTTTTAATTTTAACCTTCCCCTGTCTTAATAGCGTTAGTCTGCGTTCTCCAGTTAAAGGTTTGCCTTTCGTTAACTTATCTCTTAAAGAGTTTCTTTTGTTGTTCGCCTTGGCGTTAATTCTGGCTTTAGCGTGGTCTATCTGTATTTTGCTTAGTCTTTTCATTTTATTCCCCTTGTTTTAAATTAGTCCAGAATATCAGGAATTAATCCCGCCAAGACAGAACTTCTGTCTCGGTCGGCATCGCCACTCTGGCATGGCTCCGTATTATAGCGTCAAATCAGTGTAGTGGCGCTATTTATGCCTTATTTCATTTCACCTAGTTTCTTGTACGTTCTCTTAATTGAATTATTGTGAACAGGATTGAAGACTTTGACATGAATTCCTGTCGCCTCACTTAAGCTTAAAGCATGATCAGGTATCACAGGAAATATCTGGCCGTATAAATAGTTTTCAATAGTTTTAATTGACTTACAGCCTAAAACATCCATAGATAGATATTCCCGAACTTTTTTTTCACTACACTTAAGTTTCTTGGCTCTTTTCTTAACCCAGATACCTAATTCTAGTTTTAGTAAGGCTTTTCTTGATTCACTCATAGTTTTCTCTTTTTTAAAATTTAACAGATTCGCGTTTAGTTGACCAACTTACTTGGTCGCCATCACTCATCGCTAATAATCCAGTTTCACTCTCACGATTAACTTGCTCAATAACATTGCCGAGTAATCCATCAAGAGCATCTATACTTAGAGCCTCTACTTTAATTGTTACCGTTACTTTTTCTGCTTTCATTACCTTTCTCCTTAATGGGTGGGGTAGTGCTGAGGCGGGACTCAGCTTGTAACCCTGCACTCGGTGATCAACCTAAGTGGACTACCCCATAACTCTTTAAATTCAACGCAGGAGTGGTTTTCGACACCACTCCCTATCTACTTTTATATAACCGCAACCCTGTCAGCCTTAGGGGTGTAGAATATTGCGATCCCATTCTCATAACCTTTTCTCTAGCCGCGTTACTAGAGATAGCTGACCGAGAATTCTTTGTGGCTTTCACCATAACTCTTTACTTCTTAATGGTAGGAGAGAGAGGATTTGAACCTCTGTTGCCCTAAGATACCAGCCAGCCTTTGTATACAAAGCTCTCGGTTGAGTAGGTCAAGTGTCATTAGGGCTTTAACTCCCATCACCGCATTGAGCCGCTCTGCCACTCTCCTGTATAACTCTTTAATCACTTAACTATTCGAGCATCAAGGCTCCGCGACCCAAACCACCATCTTCATTCATCTGTAATTTGCGACTTTCTTTCTTGGCCAAGTTGATTGTCTTAAAACCCTGAACTTCACCAGTAGCAATCGTTTTAATATTTTTACCTTTACGAATGTATTTTGTTTTCATTTCTTATCCCCTTATATCTAAAATTACTTAATGCCGTTTACTGCTTTAATTACGTCAGTTAAATCAAGCTCACTCATATATTGAGCAAACACTGTCTGAGTAACCTCTTCGTCTTCTTCCTGAGAATCTGCATAACCGTAAGCATGTTCATTATCGCTAGTTTTCTTGCCTGCGCCCTCTACCCACTCACGACGCCGTAATTTTTTTCTATACTAGTCTCTTCAATTGTTATTTTGTATCGTTTCATCATCTTCCCCTTTAGTTATTGATATACACATACTATACGATATAGCAGAGAATGCAAGGTTTATTTAGAATAAAGTTTTGGGAATAAAAAAACCCTAAGTTTTTAGGCTTAGGGCAAAGCATATATTTCTATATGCACCCTTTCGGCTTGAAGCCACAGCGGGGGATCTGCATTCAGGGGTGATGAATGTTAATAAGTATACTACATGTCGTCAGGAACTTCTAGCAGGGCTTTCTCGCAGCGTCTTAAAAGCCAAAGAGCCTCGCCACCATCAGCCATTGTTGAAGCGAAATATTCTTCACCGTCTTTCGTGTATCCAAGAATAACAACGCTTTCTAGTTTTTCTTTAGCGCCTTCAAGAACACGGGCAACAGGTAAATCTAGTTTTGTTATATTTCCAAGTGGGGCCACATTACTCATATTTTGTTTTGCCTTTGCCGAGGCTTGATAAACCATCCACCTTTTAGATAAGTATACATGAATTAGAGAATAAAAAAAGCCTCAAGGGTTTAATCAAGAGGCTTTTCATACTAGTTGCAATGAATTGCGCTTGTGCTAGTATGGGTTTACTGGTTCAACAAAGAGCCAGTAGATTGTCTAATAAAGGTTTAGCGGCCTTAGACAGTGAGTAAAGTATACATTATCTAAATACTTTTTCCACCTCTAAAACCCTAAATCCAAATTAGACCGCTACGAATAGCTGACGGTTGCGATAATACGTGTGTGAAATAGAATAAAATACATAACGCGCCTTAAGACCAGCGCGACCAAATAGTTAAAACACTCGTTAAAAGTGAGATAACCCCAACGGATGGGCAAAGAGGATGGGCATATCCTTGAGACCTTAGAACAGTCAAAGAATGTTGAGTGACAATGAGTTATGTATTTATTGGGCAGTAAAGGATTGTAGATAGTGAGTATATATAATATCCCTCACAGAACGGTCTTATTGACTACTATTGTTTAAAATAAAGTAATATGGACTTATTAAATGGGAGAAAGATAATGAAAAACAGTCAATCAGGTAAGCGTCGAAATGCTCGTCACATAGCCAACTCTAGAAGTCGGTTTCGTAACGGTAAAGGCAAGACACATCGTTCTCTGAAGTTCGAGTTTCAAAAGCCGCCTAAAAATTAATTAATAATTAACTTGTATTATCTACTATATTGTGTAGTATGTAATAAACGATAAAGGGAATGAAGATGGCAAAGAAATATCCAGTAATCAATGGCGCAAGGAAAAAACCTAATAAAAATAAGGATGGTAAAAGCAATTATGGTGCGCCCTGCGTTATTTGTGGGAAAGGCACTATAGGCGAGAAATGGATTCAAGTTAATTGGTTTAGGGGTGACGATGAATCGGCGAGAGTATGCCACGAACATTGGAAAACGCCCGAATCAGAAATAATTGAGGCGGCGTTTAAATGAATAACGAACAAAGAATAATCGAACTACTAACCGACATCAAAGCTCTGCTTGGTGGTAAAGGTAACAAGATAGTGAAAAATGTCGCTGTACCTGTTGGTGGGTTAGAGCGATTTGATGAATTTTGGAGTGTTTACCCCAAAAAAGCAGATAAAAAGCAAGTTAAGCGTAAATGGGCTGCACGTAAACTCGACAATATGGCTGATATGTTAATCGCCGATACTAGAAATAGGGTAGCGACTGACTCTCAATGGATAAGCGGTTATGCACCTAATCCCATGACTTATCTAAATAACGACAGATGGGAGGATGATATTCAGACAGCCGTACAGCCTGTTATTAAGGCTAATCCTGCTGACTACATAATCCCGCAAGATTGGAAAGAGCTTGGGGCTAAGGTAGGTATAAAGCCGTTTAAAGATGAGAAATATGTTGATTTTAGGGCTAGAGTATCAGAGGCCACTAGGTGAATCACAATATAGTTATGATAATAGGGGGTTAGTATGGAATTTTTAGATTATTTAGCGTGGGGTGTAATGGTGTTTTTGTATGCCGCTATTATTGTACCCCTAATTGGGTCAACTAATGATTATAACGAAGGGTACTTTAAAGCTATGAAACTAGGCTTGGTAATTCACGGTTTTTTAGTGGCATTTACGGCCATACTTTTTGGCTCTTTATGGGCTTTTTTTCGGATAATAGGATAAGAGAGGCTTGATATGGTAAAGCGATACGAATACAAAGGCCAGATGCTAACCATTAGAGAGTTGGTTCCTTTTTCAGTGGTTGGTTACGAAACATTAATGCGAAGAATCTCAGTTAATAGTTGGGATGTTGATGATGTAATAAACAAGCCTGTCGATCCAACAAAGCGGCGAAGCAGTGCGCCTCCATGTAAAAGGGATATCAACAAGAAAAAACCTAAAGCTAAATTTCAGGTATTCGCTCGATGTGTGGGTAGACGTAATTCTAAATAACACTAATCTAAATAACACTAATCTAAATAACACTAATAAAGAACTACAAGGGGGTAGTAATGAATAATCTTTACAAACGAGACGCAGCCTATAAGTTTTGTGCTAACTATAAACCAAGCACAATACATTTGAGGGCTTAATGATGAGATTTGAATTAATACCAATAAGCAAAGGAAAATACGCTATTCGAGATAATGAAGAACTAAAACATTATGATATCGACAGCCAAAGAGAATACTTGCTCTCTGTAAAGGGTGATGCGGAAGAAATAGTTAATTTATTGAATCAGTTTGTTAGAACAATTGAACGTGATGTAGAGCCTTTAGAAATAACTCTTAGCTAACAATACGCAAGGATAAGTGATGAATATTGAACTAATCAAAATAGACGATAAGCCGATAAAACGGAGAGTATTTATGAAAGACCACGCAGGCAAGGAACGACGTAGAAAGCCAAAACTTAAGCAGTTTACCCGAATTATTGAGATTGCAATCGTTATTTGTGGTGTGGCTTCTTTTATTATGCTGACTCACCCATCATGAAGGTTTTAATTGGGTGCGAGTATAGTGGAATCGTGAGAGATGCCTTTATTGCTAAAGGTTGTACTGCCATTAGCTGTGATTTATTGCCGACTGATAAACCCGGCCCACACTACCAAGGCGATATATTCGATATGCTTAACCAGAAATGGGATTTAATAATTATGCACCCTCCTTGTACGGCATTAACCGTAGCCGGTAATGCGACATACGGCGAGGGGCAGCCAAAATATCAAGAAAGGCTCGACTCCGTTCAATGGGTTAAATCTTTATGGGATCAATGTCTTGAAGTATCTGGTAGCATTTGTTTTGAAAATCCAGTTGGTGTACTGCAAAGACTAGGCGGCTTCCATAAGCCGCAATATATACAGCCATACGAATTTGGGCACAAAGAACAAAAAAAGACGGGGTTATTCCTTTACGGGTTGCCACCACTAATGAAGGTCGCATCTAATAATGTTTACAAGGAAATGATGCTGCTGCCAAAAAATAAACGAGAGCGACTACATTATTTACCGCCCTCCATAGATAGATGGAAAATACGCTCAACAACATACCAAGGTATAGCAGATGCAATGGCTAACCAATGGGGCGCATTATGAATACGTGCCAATGGTGTAAACACCCCATTGAGGGCTTACCCCTTATCCACGTCCTAGGCTTGGATATTTACTTTCATGCGGAATGTGGTGAGAAAGTCGATTTAATCGACGATATGTGGCTAGGTTTTACGCTGCTTGCTTTACCGAGACGTGCAGAATCCCACGCTCTATCAAGATAGCGATTGCGTGTTGGTCTCCGTTGCTTGCTCGTTTTAACAATTCTTTATTACTCACAATTAACCCCACTTATATGGGTATTAGTAAAACTATATATAATTATATGCGAATATTAGAGAAAAGCAAATTAATGGGCTGAAATTAATTTAATTATTTACTAGACATACTATAAAATATAGTATATGATTAGTTCAAATCAAAGGGGAAATGAAATGATAAGTGAACGATCAACAATACCTAATCCATTTAACAATGATGAAATTAACGTCGATATTGAGTATGAAGTTTCATTTTACGAAGGGAATTCATTTGACGTTGAAATTAAATCTCTCGTCACGGATGAATTTGTTGAATTGATACCTTACTTGAGCTTTAAATATTTAGACGACTTAAAAGCGCCAGTAATGGCTCAATATAAGCAGAATCACCAATAGGGGGATGAAGATGAAATTAAATATACAAGTAGAATTAGAGTGGCTAGATGAAGAAGGCAATCTTGATGATAAAGTTCAGCATCAAATTATTTCTGGAGTGAAACAGGCAATAAGCAAGGACTGTCTAAGCCTAGTTGAGAAGAAAACACAGAAATCAATAGATGATGGCATGGAATCCGCTATCAATCTTATGAAAGATAAAGTTTCTGAATTTTTAGAGGACTGGCTAAATAATGAAGCCGTTATCACTGATAAATATGGAGATAAAGTTGAAGAAGGTTCCTTAAAAGATATTATCAAGCGTGAGTTTAGTAATTGCATGAACGAAAGAGTTGGCTCTGACGGAAAGGCGGCCAGTTCCTATAACTCAAAGTATACTAGATTAGAGTTTGTGACTGGCAAAAAAGTTAAGGAAATCGTGGATGAGTACCTATCTAGCTATGGTAAGGATATTAATAAAACAATAAAAGAAAACATAGAGCAAGGCATTAAGTCTAGGGTTTCTAATAAGTTCGCTGAGATGGTTATCGGATATGCGAAACAAGATCATCTTAATTCAAAAGCTATTGATAATCAGAGGGGAGAATGAAATGAATTTTACACGCTCAAAACTATACATAGTATTTACGGTCTTTGTAATTATGCCAATAAACGGTGCTCTAGTAACTACTAATCCTTGGTTTATATTATTGCTTGTGACTCAAATTCCTTGGTTTCTACTAAGGCTCGAAGATTACCACCCAAGCTTAGAGGGTAAGCCATGACTAGCCCTTTCCGAGATATGGATTTAATCGTAAAAACATTTGACGACGCTATTAATAAAATGACGCAGGGGAGAAGCAACATGAATCAATCAGTAATAGAAGTGGAAAGCATTAGTCCGCACTATTTTGTAAAAAAGGATGGTAAGGAAGTAGCGAGATTTAACGATATTCTACGACCTGATGCATTAACAAAAGCGTATGAATTAAAAGAAAAACTAGAAGGTGAGAAATGAGCGGATTTTCAAAAGACCAGATTAAACTATTAAATGAGCCTCTCTTAAAAGAGGACGTTAAAACCCGCGACGGTACAGGTAATAATAAATTATCGTATCTTGCATCGTTTCACGTCATTGAAGAAGCGAATCGGATATTCGGCTTTGATGGATGGGATTCTGAAATATTATCTCTGACTCAAGTCGATAAAACTGAATACCAAAAGCCACCATATCAAGGCAAAGGCGAGCCAAAGGAGATGATTTCAATATCTTATCTTTGTAAATTGCGCTTAACCGTAAAAGCAGGGGATACCGTAGTGGTAAAAGAGGATGCAGGCTTTGGGAATGGGGTCGCAGGGGCAACGGCTTACGGGATTGGTAGCTGTATCGAGCTTGCATCAAAAGAAGCCGTTACAGACGCTCTCAAGCGGTGCATGCGATATTACGGCAATAAATTTGGCCTTACTTTGTATGATAAAGATAATACAAATCAATTGGATTTTAACCAATTTGAAATGTCAAAACCTGTTACTGATGAACAGTTAAGCGATTTACGCGAATTATATGGTGAACGACATATAAACGATGAGTGGGTATTGATTGCGCTCAAATCTGAGGGGTATCCAGATGATACGCTCGAAGAAATGCGTCAGGATTGGTACAAGTTCGCTTTTGATGTTGCTCACAAATTCAAGCTTGATGAGATTAACGCGAAAAACTACGAACTTGAAATGGACAAAGCATTTAAGCTAATGCGCGAATCAGCAAGCCCTAATATGCTAAAAGCGTTATTTAAAGAAGCATTCGAGAAAGCCGCCAAAAATGAGGACAAAGAACGTCAACTTGAAGCGCGAAATATATTTGAAGAAGTTAAAAAGAGGCTAACGAAATGAAATTGCATGAAATAACAGAGCAGCATCGAGAATTAATGGCTTTAGCGGAATCTGATCAAGATATGGCTCAAGCGGTAGCAGATACAATGGAGTCTCTTGATGGAAGTTTTAATGATAAAGCTTTGTCCTTGATGGGCGTCGTATCGAATATGGATGCCGATGTGCAGGCCATTAAAAGCGAAATAGAGCGCCTAACGAACCGTAAAAAAGCCATTGAGAATCGTCAACAGGGAATGCGGGAATACTTGAAAAGCAATATGGAGGCATCACAGATTAAAAAAATACTCTGCCCTTTATTTACAATTACCTTAGTGAATGGGCGCGATATTGTCAGAATCGACGATGAAAGCAAAATACCGACCGATTACCTAAATATTGAAACCGTTGTATCTCCGATGAAAAAAGAGATTTTAGCGGCACTTAAAGAAGGTGAAAAGATAGACGGTGCAACATTAGTTAAATCAGATAAATCAATCAGAATTAAATAGTGTGCGAAGTAATCAAAAAAATGGAGGCTGATAGGCTAAATTGTTTAAAAGCCGCCTCCAAGCTAACAAAGGGTAAACAGTCTTATTATTTATCACGCGACAAAAGACAGTTAATAGCTATTAAGTCTGGTCGATACAAAAAGCACGTTAGCGATAGGGAGCTTGAATTGTTAGAAGCATTAGATTTTGCTAATAAAGCATTAAGAGAAGCCGCTAAACATTTAAAAGTTAAACAACAAGCGAGAATAACAGGAATGACGCAGCGACAAGTTGAATATTATCATTATATTAATCAGGGGGAACTATGAAAAAATGCGCTAACAATCAATGTGAACGCAAAGGCCAAGAGCTAAAGAATAGGTGCTTTGCGATAAAGCATCAAAATAGTGATGGCTTGGACACGGTTTGCAAAGCTTGCAGACGAAAGGCTGACAGAGAGATGCGCCACGGTAGAGGCTCGTTAAGGGAAAGAATGGCGCTTGAAGGTGTTGTTATGTCACATTCAGGGGTGAGTGATGGATAAAATAAACTTGGTAAGCCAAGCAAGAGTTATTAAGTGTCGTAGATTATCAGAAGAAACCGAAACAGACTGGTGTTTAGCTGATGCTAGTCGTGAGTCATTACGTGAGTACATGAAGCTATTAAAAGAAGCTACAGGGCGCATCAACTACTTAGAGAGCTTAAGGCTAGATGAAATTGCTGTAGGTGATAGATTTATTGAAAATGGCGACGCGCAAGGAACTATATTGTCTACTGAGAATTGGGATAAGCGAATGATCGAAGCGGGATTATCAGAGCGTTGGTGTCAAATCATTATAAGACCTGTAACGACAAGCCATGACACATGAAAAAACATTAAACTTAGTTTTATTTGTATTGATGCTAGCGACCGTTTTCTATGCAGGATTTAATTATGGTGAGCGTAGAGAGCAAAAGCGAATCCTTACCGATTGCGAGAATGAAGAGTTTACACAGATATACGATAAGCAAATTAGTTGTTCGATCAGGACGATGATACGTTGACATATACTATATTTTATAGTACAGTTAAGTCATAAAGGGGATGAATATGATATTTAAGCAGCTACTAATATATTACACAGATAGTCGAGATACTTCGATTGACTGGTTATTCGATAACGAACTAGAAATGATGATTAGGAGAAATAAAAATGACATGGTACACAAACGAAAGTGAGCTTGATTATTCTAAACCGATAATTGCGATTGGTAAGGATAGCACTTATTTACTGGTTCCATCTAATAAAAATACAGCTACCTATGATTGGCTGAACATAGAGACAGGGGGGTACAATTCGACTATGCAATGGGGCAGCGCGAAAGCTGCTATTGACGCATACAGCAGCTACGAAATAAAAAACGCAGAAATTAAAGCAGTATAGGTGATGATATGAAAAAAGAACTACTTAAATTATTGGAAACAAATAAAGAAAGCGAAAAAGCGATTAACGAAGTGCTTAAGTTACTTGAGCCTGCTTGTCCATTTAAACATGATGAGTTGATAGCTGTTGGCGGCGATACACTGCGACATTTTAAAGAAATGAAAAACGGTAAGTATATTTGCTATAATAATAACCGCTCATCAAAAGAAACATCACGGGTTGCTGTATGGAATGATGCCGCTCCTGTAATTCTCTTTACTTTACACGATGGTAAGGGTGTTCCTAATGTGCCTGATTGGGTTAGTTGGGTGAATGTTAGGGCTAAAGATGGGCGTACAGATTGGTGCTTTAGTAGTGGCATGAATGCTTATAAGTTCATCTGGGAAAACGTACCTGAAGACATTATCGGCTATGAATTTATAAAGGTGGATTGAGATGAACAGAAAAGAAAGGTTAAAACAAATTATAGCAGATGCAGAAGCCGAGCTTGTGAATATTGAAAAGCAGGATGAGCTTAAGTTGCGTAAATATTTTTGGCGTGTGGATAGTGAAGGCTGCACTAATCTTGGTGCAAATAGACTTATCACCGCATTTGCAAACTCATACGAAACAGAAGAGATAGCACAACAACGAGCCGATAAGTTATTTATTCAAAACTTATACTTTCAAGCAGCGTTACGATTTAATGATGGCGAGATTGATTGGAGTAATGAAGATCAAAAAAAACATACTATTGTATATTGTCACGATTCAAAAACTTACATTATTAGTCATGCATATTTAACTGAAAGAGAAGAGTTAACCTATTTCACATCACAACAAGCCACAGAAAAAGCTATTGAGTTTATTAAGCATCATAAAGCATTAAGGGGGAAGGTAAATAATGATGAGTAATGTGACAAAATACGGCTGCTGTGAAGCATATTGCGGAATGGTAGAAAGAGAAGGTGGTAACTATGTTGAAATTAGTTACTATATTAGACTGGAGAATGAAAAAATAAAACTCCAAGCCCAACTAAAAAAAGCACAAAGAGAGATTGAGATTTTAAGGCAATACGGGAACAAAGATTGTACTGCTATGGCAGATGAAGCCTTAAACAAAAAGGTAAATAATGGTGATTAAACGAAGTCAATGTAATTGCCCTTGTCATAAGCATGAAGGAATTATTCACGCTTTTCCTTGTTGTAAGTCAGATAAAAAAACGATTGAGCTAGCCAAGAAAATAGCCGAGCAAATAGAAAATGAAACTCAAGAACCTATTAATAAAATTGCTTGGGCTGAAAAATTAGCTAATGATATTTCTAAATTTAATGATTAGAGGCAAATAATGATGAGTGATAAATTAGAAAATGTTAAATGGTTTTTAACGGAATTAGCCAATCAAGACAGTGAAGATATTGAGTCTAATGACATTGAAATATATGGAGAAGATACGCTAGGCCGTGACGGTTGTTTTACGGTAGAAATAACAAAGGTTGCTCAACAAGCTTACGATGAAATCGAGCAACTCCAAGCTAAACTTAAAGAAGCAGAGGAAAGAATAGCTTCTCTAGAGTGTGTCATTATAAACCCTAATTGGTGTATTGGGTGTACGCCTGACACTTGCCAAGGATGCAATGAAGGCAGAGTCAGGAATATTGAAGCATTAAACAATAAAGGTAAATTTAAAAAGCTTAACGATGAAATAGAGAATCTGAAGGCTTCCGAGCGTGGCGCACAAGCTAAGAACAGGGAAAATGAAATAAATATTGATGAACTCCAAAATGTACGAAGAATTTTAGAGAGAGGTCTAAAAATAGCACAAACCACTCGAACGGAAAGTAATTATATAGACTTGTTTCAACACGGTTTAGATTTACTTGAAAGTGCAGGCTTACCTGCTCTACCAAAAGAAATAGATAAATGAAAACAGTTAAATTACAGGGCATACCGCTAAAAATTCATGGCGCAGATTTTAAAATATCCATCGATGAAGCTCGTGAATTATATCTTGAGCTAAGTAAACTTTTCAATGGGCAAACGTTTTATCCAATACATGATGATTTCGATTATGAAACTGATGAGTTAAGGCCATGCCCATTTTGTGATAGTAAAGCTAACATAGATGATGATGTAACAGGAATACGTACCGTTACTTATTGGGTATCATGCAGTAATTGCGGAGTTGAAACTTTACCGACGACTGATAAGCAAGCGGCAATCAAAGCATGGAACACAAGAAAATGGATAATTTAAAAGCGATAGTTAAACAGCGTGAGGGTGTGTGATATGGCTATGTTTAATTTTAAAGGCTGGAAAAAAGAAATACCTATAGACGAAAATACGTTTAGAAGCGGTTTTGCACGGGTAGCAGTTCCTCCGCCTCTCGACTATTCGGCGTACTCTGATGAGGTTGTGAGTCAAGAAGCCAGCTATAAAACAATAGAGTTTCGCTGGAATCCATTAATGAACTGGTTTGAGGTTAAATAACAATGATTAAGGTGAGAGTATGAGAAAGCAATTAATATGCCCTTCACATCAAGATGTTATTATAGAAAATAGTCAATGCTATAAATGCAGGATAAAGAATCTAGAAATCGAAAAAGACGAACTAACCGAAACTAATAAGATGCTTTTAGATTCATTAGAAGGCATTGAAGCCTATATTCTAAATCAATGCGAGACCGGCAAAAAATTAAGTCAACCCGCTTTGCTTGGATTCGTAAAAAAAGCAATTAAAAGGGCTGGACAATGAACATACTATTAATAACAACCACTCTACTAATAATGGCTAGCTGTGGGTTCATTATCCCTGTTCCTATGTAGCTACCAATCGTCATCATCTTCAATAGGGGCGGCTTATGGCCGTCCTTTATAGGAATTCGTAGCATTAACACCAAAACTTGCTGAAACAATTGTGCCCCATGCGGTCGTTATAGGTAAAAACAAATCGGTCATGGCATCAATTGCAGATTGAGACTGAGTTACATCACCAACCCCGAATGAGTGCATAAAAACTAATGCCGTAGTTGATGCCAAGTAGAACCCGTAGGCTATGCAAGCAAATCGGGATAAGTCTCGACGCATCTTACCGTTAGGATCTAAAACTTTAACAAATAAGGCTTTAGCCTCCGCTGTTTCTTTGTCGGTTTCAATAGCTTCACTGGCTATACGTTCTACTGATCCAACTATTCCTGAACTAAATAAGCTTGTTAATAATCCAATCATGGTCTTACTCCTATTCTGGATGATACTTTTTGTTTATATCTTGAAGTTCTTTAATTTGCTTCGTGCACTCTGCGCATTCTTTCTTAATAATAATCGTTTTCGTGATAGCTTTTGTTTCATTTGAACCCATCTTATGTAGATGTTCAGTAATAGCTAAGATAGAATCATCTTTTTCAAGATTTTCATTAGTTTTATAGGCAGAGAATCCAAGTAATCCCGCTATGGTCAATAATGCAGCTAGATTTTTAACGATCCAGTCTGACCAGTACCGAATTCGCTCGGACATAGACATTTTAGAACGTACCACCGACACTAATCATTGTAATTACATCCTCTAAATCCTTAAAACTTGATTCGGATGTTGCTGAGAGCGTGTATAAGTTCCCATTATGCCGCTTCCCAATAGCGAAACTTGGGACACGTTTATCTCGATAATTAACAACAACTAAGCTCCACTGAGGTTTATTCGTTCTATAATCGACTTGATGCCCTCCACTTGCGGCTGCTGCTGCAATCGCACCACTTCTGTATAAAGTTGAGGCGTTTACGCCATCTTTACCGTCTACACCATCTATACCGTTGGTGCCGTTTATCCCATCTCGCCCGTCAATACCATCTCGAACGCCTGTGTGGTGATGATTACCGCCTGCATAAGCAGATATTGACACCATCATAAGTAAAACTATATATACTAATTTCATTGTTTAATCCTTAAGTTGTATGTGTGTTATAATCATATCATGGCTAGGCTCATTACCGAACTCAGAGGTCGTTCCTCTGTTGCCATAAACTTTTTAAAACGATAATTCTTAACGGAGAATTGCTCATTATTACTCAAGAACAACTTAAAGAAAATCTGCATTACAACCCAGATACTGGTGAGTTTACTAGGATTACTGTGAAGTGTAACGCTATCAAGCGAGGCATTATCAAAACAAAGCCTAGAAGCGGGTATATCTGGATTACGGTTTGTAAAAAAATATACCCTGCACATCGACTTGCTTGGTTTTATGTTCACGGTGTTTGGCCTGAGCAAATAGACCATATTAACCACGCCAAAGATGATAATAGAATCTCTAATCTTAGGGATGTGACAAGCTATGAAAACTCTAAAAATCTTTCTCTCTCTAAGAGGAATAATTCTGGGATTGTTGGGGTGTGCTGGTGTAAATATAGGTTGAAGTGGGTGGCACAAATCCATGTTTATTATAAATCTATCCCTCTTGGCCGATTCAATGATAAATTTGAAGCTATTTGCGCAAGAAAGTCCGCAGAGCTTAAGCATGGCTATCATAAAAATCATGGAGCTGCCAACTGCAGATGAGCAGCATCCCAACCGTATGGGATACCGTTAATTAATTTGTTGCTTTTCCAAAAACCACCCCATTCCAGCCCATAACCTAAGATAGAAGCAGCTTGTAAGTGTGCCGCAGCAACGACAGTTAAGTGGTCTTCTTGCCATGAAGCGCGTCCGGCGACAAAAGCATAAAAATCTAAGGCATCCCCTGTTTGATGGTAACTCTCATTTACAAAACCATCGGCTTTAGATTTGCCATTCTTAAATAGCACGTTTTGCCTTTCAGCCGTTCTTATCCCGCCATCGCGTGGTATTCCAAAATCAATATGGCTAATAGTGAGAGCTAGGTCGTTAATCTCAATTAATCGAGAATTAACCCCATCCCTTCGTTTTTTGGATTTTTCACTAAGTGCAAACATTATGCGAGCCGATATGGTCTTTTGTCTTTCTTGGGTTTTCTTGGTGGTTTTCTTTTATCTGGCTTTTTGGGTTTTTTCGTACCTTTAATGGGTCTCGCTGTTTTCATTTTTTATTCCTCAATATGATGATATTATCTTTATTAGAGCTAACCGCATCCTTTAAGTCTACTACGTCCTCTTCTAGCCGCATTACCTTGCCAGATATACGCTCTCTGGCTTTTGTTGCATCTAAAATATAGTCTTGAACACTCTCCAGCGATTTATTTATTTGACTTAATTCATAAACAGCGACAGACCCTAAAAGCCCAAGCAAAGGAAAGGTGAATAAGGTGACTATCCCTACAATTTTCATCCACATCTCTGTCGGTCTATCTGCCACTGGTACGGTTCGCACTTTATTCACTGTTAGCTCACTTTATTAGATTAAAATCTAGCAATGCCCGTCAATACTTGGGTCAAAAGGGTTTAGCATATAAGCGCATGTTAATGTTGCGTTACGGAGTCTCCAGCCTTTCGATTCGGCTTTGTGTCGTTCACATCGAGAGGTAAATAACCACTCTTTCGGGCGTTCTAAAAACATTAATGAGCCAACAATGATATTAAATAGGACATCGAATAATAACGCTATCACGTATAAAGGAATGAATAGATTTCTGATAACAGGGTGTATCTTGTCTTTATTGCGCTTTAGATTCATAAAGGCGAGGTAGAATATCCATGTACTCGCGGTTATTGCGTACAGAGATAGAAAAGTTATTGCTATTGTATATATCATGTATATTAGCCTATAATCTATGTATGGAAATACTATTTATACTCTTCATTTTAATTGTGTATACCGCTATAAGTTGCTTTTAACTGCTTGCTTGAACTCAGTCATGGTTCTAGGTGGTAGCCCCGCTTGCACTCTAAGTAAATTAATCTCACTAAAGATTGTCATAGCAAGGGCTTTAGCTGTTGGTGTTAATTTTTTAGTTATATTTGCATTTTCTGTTTTTTGTTGATCAAGGAACGCATCGACATCAGCTTGAGTTATTGGTTTTATGCCCATTATACCCACCCCCATAAGTCTCTAGGTTTATCTGTTGGCAGGGTTGAGTCATCGACTATCTCATAAGCCACCTCATTGAAAGTAAGGTTTGCGGCTTCACTGCGCTTGACTAGATCCCCGATGAATACCGCCTTACCATTAATGAATCCATTTTGCGTTAAAATAACTGGAACGTCCATTAAGGCTATCGTTGAGATTGGGCCAGAATCACCTTTAGCCGTTAACTCATTTAAGTATTTAGGTGCCGGCCTTAAGACGGAAACGCCGCCAGAACCATTGTTAAATATAATTACATCCATTACTCATCTCCAAATACGGTAACAGTTATCTCAGCTACATCCACAACAGTAGATGTGGAATCTGAGATCTTAAAAACAACCGATGATGTTGTTCTTGTTAGCTCTACTGGCCCACGTAAACTATCGCTTGCTACGCCTGACGCGGTAACTATAGCAGGAAAATTATCATTTCCCATTGTCGAAGATAGATTGACTGTATAACTCCCTACGCCATTATCAACGATACTGGAAACTCCAAAAGAATCTCTATTAGAAATAGTCCCTGTGCCGTCCATGTTAATCCACGCTTTAACCAGTTTTTGCTCATTTGTTGGTGTTGGTTCAACTACAGCCGATCCGTCAGCCTTAGTATAAATAGTGCAACGCCACTTGGCCGCCTCAAACTCAACCATCTCCATCTCATCCCCTGCGGCCGTTGTAATATCAGCGGCACCCGGGAGAATGAAAGAGATAGAATCATAGGTTAACGTTAAAGCTCCATCAAAATGAAGTTTCACAATAGTGTCAACGCCGACAGTGTTAATAGCACCAATTGTTGCGCTACCAGTAATGTCAAAATAATTACCATCTGAGCCTAATGTTAATGTTGCCGCTGATGCAATGTCTGCGCCCTTAACAAATCGAGTGTTAGCCGCAGGTCTCCAGTTAGCAGTATCAGAAGAGGGGTTGTTGTTTAAGTTGCTGCTTACCTTCGATAGATATAAATACCCGTCTGAACCATAAACACTATCACCAACACCGTAAGTTATATTAGCGTTCCAGACACGCCCTAGCCGCAGCATTTCCCAGCTAACAACCGATGTTGTGGGGTCGTTCCCTTGGTTTCCATCTGAAAGCGACCGGTAATACTCATCATCTGAGCCTACAATAATATCAGGGATATTATAGGTACTATCATTTAGCCATGACTCAAATTGCCCCTCTGTAATATCCCCAATAGGGTCTCGCGTCCATAATGTAACACCATCATAGCCAGTAGCCGTGCCTGAGTTATCTTGCTGCTCTTCTGCGTAAATACCATCTAGGAATATCTCAGGCATACGGCCTGACGCATCCGATAGGGCGGGGTTAGCCGTGGAGACGCTTAAACCAGAATCAGAATAAATGGTTTTTTTAGTCGTAGTCTCAGTCTCGAAGAAGAACTTTTTAGCGCCAGCAATAGGCTTACCATTGCTATCTAATATTTGAGGTACTGAATTAATATATCTACCCACGGTTTATTCCTCTTCTTTTGATGATTTTATAGCGTTTACAAGAAATGCAGCATCATTAATCAGTCTTTTGTTTTTTACTGGCATATTTTTAGTAGCTATTTTCAGCCCTTCCAAGCTAATATCCGGCCTTAATAATAACTCTGTCAATTCTTGTGCTGTTCGTTGTTTAGCAGGCGTTATTTTCATATATGCCTTAACGATTTCAAGACCATTCTTACCTGCCTTAACCATTAAATCGGCGTTCTTCCCGCCTTCGCGGGTCAATCTTTGAGCGAGTTTACGGGAAACTGAACCAATAAGGGGTACAGCAACAGCGCCGGGGCCACCAAAAGCGGCGGCACCACCAGCGACACCTAGCGTCCCCATTAGCATGTTTGATGCCTGACCTTCGCCGAACCCAAAACGACCTAATAACTTAGCAGTATTCTGTAGGCTTGTACCTTCAACGACTTGCCGCATTGCGCTTATCTCGTCAGCAGTGAAGCCTTTTCTTTGTTTTTTATTATTCAAGATAGATCTAAATTGTGTTCGTATGCCATTTTCAAAACCTGTTGCTTGTAATTGAGCCTTATTAAAAACTTCGGCCAACTGCTCTGCCTTTTTAACCCTACGCCACAATTGGCGTGCGTCACGATATTTTGCGCCTAGATCAGCGTTCGTTTTAGATAGCTCGTTTTTACCTGCGTGATCTAAAAAGTCATCCACTCTATTAGCTAGTATAGTGCCTAGTCGAGCCTCGTCCGGCTCAATACTTCTTGCGGCTGCTCCAGTAATTCGTCTTAAACTATCAATCTCAGATAGTTTTAGGGGCACACCAGACTCAGCGGCTTGTTTAAATTCGGTTAAGGCTACGTCCACTTTCGGATGGATTTTCCTGTGGAATCCTTTTTGCTTTGCCAGCGTGGTGAGTGATCTAGATAAATTCCCAATACTACGGCTATTGATATTAACGCCACTATTTTCAAGATCACGATAAACACTCCTTGCTGCATTTTTTAGCCCATCAATAGTTGGGGCTGATTCTGTTAAAAGTTTCTTAGCACTTTTCGTAATTAAAGACTTTCCTGTCTCTTTTGCTATTGCTACACCAAGAGGAGCGGCAAAACCACCAATCAAGCGACCCACAGCGCGCCCTTTCTCTCCAGCAACTATTTCGCCTGCTTCTGCTCCAACTTCGGAGCCTGCACCCGCTGTAGCGGCTGCTGTTACGTCTGTTATAGGTTTAGCGGCCATTGTCTGCGCGATTTTTTGGCCAACGGTTGCACCAATTTTAGGGGCTGTCTGAGCTACACCTCGAATCACCGAACCAACACCAGCAGAAGGGGCTACAAATTCACCCGCTGTTCTCACGGCTTTACGGGCAAGCCCCGGCTCCATCACATTACCTTCGGTTGCCTTTTGTATAAACTCACCGTCCTTTAACGAAGGAACACGCTTTTCGCTACCAATTAAGCTTAAGCCTGAGTTAATAGTGTCAGGCCCTAAAAAGTCAGCAAGATTAACCGCGCCTCGATTAATAGCTGAGGCTAATTCAGAAGCAGCCGCGCCAACGTCTGTATTTTCAATGGCTTCGGTTGCTTTACCAAGCATGCTTTGTTCTGGCTCAGCTTCTTGTTGTTGTAATGGCTTTTCTATAGGCTGCGTTACTGGCTGAGCCACGCCCTGCGAAGCGAATATTTGTTCTAATTCCTGTTCAGTAGGTGGCGAATCGCCTTCCAGCTCAAGGACTCTTCCATTTGGATCTGTTATTTCATATAACGGCATTACTTAACCCTTACTTTAAAACGTCCAACTTGTTGTGTTTCTGGTTTTTCAGTGGACTGTTCAGTTTTTTGCTCTTCTTTTTGTTTGGCCAGCCATCCAGCAGGAGAGCCGTCACCATCAAGGAATATCGCTTGGTCTTCAAGGTAATTAGCGAGTTTTTCTTGCGCGTTTATCTTATCGTTTACCCATTTTTTAAGCTCTAACGGTTTTAATCCAGTAGGTAAGGCGACATCTTTAGCTAAGTCTAATTCACCTTTAGATAATGCGCCAAAAGTAACCGCACCAACCACATCAAGACCAAGCTGAGATTGTAGGTTCTGGAGTTTAACAGATGCGGCTCTTAAGTTAGGAAGCATTTTTTCAACTGGACCAGTTTTAGCACCTTCATCAAGCAAAGTTATTGCTTTTCTTAAGTTTCTGTTATTTGCCCGCATCTTTGACGATGTGTCAATTAATTTTAATGAGCGTTTAATCGAGCCTTTCCCAGTTTCCCGCTTTCTCGCTCTAAGGCCTTGGAGGTCAGCGGCTCTGTTTTCAGCTTGTTTGATTATCTTAGAATCAACTTCGGATTGTTCTTTGGTTAAAATATCACCGTTTTTCATAACCATTTGAACAACGCCGCCCGCTAATATCTTAGAGGACTGCACTTCATTAGGCTTTATGAGGCTTGCTTTTTGTTGCTTAGCTTGAAGGCTTAGGCGGTCTTTAGTTGATAAAGCTGCCATTTGAATGCCTGTTAACCCTTGGTTTTGTTGTGCTTCATCTAAATCAAGTAATTGCATAGTATGGCTTGCATCGCGGCCTTGAGATTGTAAAGAGCGCGCGCGCGCGTTAATCATATCAGCACGCTTTTCAAAAGGCGTATTCTGTAGCTCAGCGGCAAAACGAGACATCTCTTCGCGCTGCAATTCACTATCTAACCCGAACTCTTTAATAAGTTTATTGGCTTGCACAGGATCGATATTTCTTGCCGCACTGACAATCTCATCTTGACTCATAATGGCCTTGGGCTGTTCAGATAAGGCTTGATCACCACCCATGCCAGCCGTTTGAGCGCCTAGCATTTGCTCCTGCTCTGTTTGTGGTTGGGCTTGCCCTGCTTGGCCTAATAGCTCTCGGATTTGAGCTTGTCGGTCAGTTTGATCTTTTTGTTGCTGCACTCTTCCAGACAAAAGCTCATTTTGTAGCCTTGTGTTTTGCGTACGCTGGCCTTGCTCTAGAATATTTCCAGCATTAAAGCCTAAATCAAATCCTCTAACATCTACTAACGGCATATTACCTCCCGTAACTTGCAGCGGTTTGACCGACTGTATTATAGAACTGATTTCTTGCTTGAGCTTGACCAAGTATACCAGAGGCTCTTGCTTGCCCTTGCTGTTGTAGCAAGTTAGAAATATTATTTGTTGTATTCGCGCCAAACTGCGCGGTATTTTGTGTTGCTGTTTGGCCTGTCCCAGAAATACTTGCTAAGCGGTTAAATTGATTCCCGATATCTTGCTGAGCAAAGCCGGCGGCCTGCTCTTGTAAATCTGTTCGTACATTCCCGCCACCAATCCCACCTATTGCAGCGGCATTTTGAAGCAGGGCGCGTTGCTGTCGTTTACGGATAAATTGCTGTCCGGGTGATTCGATAAAGTTATCAAAATAAGCTTGTTGTGCTTTTGGCCCCGCCGTTCCTGTTAAAGCTTCCTGTTGTGTTAGAGCGCTAGTTCCAGCCTCTCGGTAAGGTCTAAACTGCTCATTGGTGACATCGAATTGTCGGCGCTGTTCGTCTATAGCTCTATCGGATGCCTCGCTTTGGGTGTTTGCGGCTCCTTCGGCTGCTCTTGATGAGCTTCTACTTGATATATAGCTTGCAGCAACAATAGCGGCAGCCGTCCATCTAAATAGAAATAGCTCGCCATTCAGATTAAGCGTCTTAAGTATTAGTTTATTAAAATTAAGTAAAATCATAATATAGCCTTAGTATAGTTGCATTCTATCTGCCTGTAACCGAGTTTATTGAATAATTTCTCATTATTCATGTATATCTTACGGCTCATAAATACACGCTCTACGCCTTTCCTCTTAAACTCATCATCTGCAAAAGCAAACATATTCGTACCATTTCCGTTTCCTCTGCTTTCAGGGAGTAGGTAATAGTGAGAGACCATTGCAGTCTTAATGTGCTTATAAAAAATATCATTAATTACAAAAGCAATATGGAACCCGACTAACCTGTTTTCTCTTGCGGTTACAACCTGTAAAGCGTCACCCATTTGAATAAACTGATCGTGATCAACATTCGGTGTAGGCGCTTCTGGGTATATATCAACTTCCTTGAAAAAAGGAACATAAATATTTTTAAGCTCTTCCACAATATCAGCGTATTTTTCTATTGAATAAATCACACTAAAATCCATCCTGTGTTACTTGTGCCGGTTTTCTTAACGTACAAAATTGATCCTGCTGTGCCTGCGGTATCCATATACAACTGAGTGGGAATAGCCTCTATTACGCCTTCTGGGCTACCTGAGCCACTTAAAACAGTATTCAGGTTAATTTGCCTGACCATTTGACGCAAAAAATCAAAAGCTCTCGGTGTTAACGTGCCATTCTCTGACTGAAATAACTCGAAAGATGAAAAATTACTAATCATTTAAACTTAGCCTCCATCTTAATAATCACAACTTTTACTGGGTCACTGATTGAAAACCTATAAATGCGGCTTCTATGGAATTGTCCCTCTCTACGCCATATCTGTCGCTTTTTATATTCACCTTGCTTGCCTAGAGAGCGGGAGGTTTCATTGCCAAACGTAAAGCCTCCATCGTCGGAATAAGAGCGCGTGACATACGGCTCATCATCTGCACCCAACCCTACACCCGACTCACAAGTTAACTCAATTTCCGATACACGGACGCTTTCGCCCTCCCCATGAAAAGGGGCGGTTGATACAATACGTGTAATAGAGTCGCCATATTCGGTATAAGTATCTCGGCTCATTTCACCGACACGACCATCTTGATTATCAGTAACCAATGTTTTTCCGTAAGCCTGCATAATGCCATTTACTCGCCAAGATGTATCCCTACCGTAAACATCCTTTGATTTTCGTTCGTGCCACACGTTTTTACCAAGTGATACCGTTGCTTGTGCATCAAAAGTAAGAACACGGTCTTTAATGTGGACGTTTAGAAAAAAAGAACCATATTCACCATAAACAGTCGTGAAAATATCTTGCTGCTCAGCATCCGTTAACCCTAAGATAATATTGTCAATAGCTGCTGTCGATAACTTCTGAGCTGATCCGCCAATAAATTTATATACTCCCGGCTGTTCATTCTTTCCTCCGCCAACAAAAACAAAGGATTCATCATACTCATTTAAGGAAAATTTAGCACTAACACCCTTAGGAATAACGCCCCCTTGTATTCTTTGAAAAGGGAAATCTGCGCCACCTATGTTAGCAAAAGGCTCTATTGTTTTTTCTCCACAGACATATAACTGACTGCGACTCACATGAATCCCAGTAATATTATCAGGGTCGGCTTCGGCTGTTGCAAAGTCTAGCGCACTATAAGCAGTACCATCTTTTAATGCGGACTTGAAGATAATAGGGCTAGTACTTGCGGTTGAGCTATTATTAAAATGTATGAAAAACCCATCAACAAAAACGACTTGCTCTGATGGGCCTAAAGTTGTTGTGAAATCTGTATCTGTGATAGCAACAAGACCACCCGCCACAGTGTAAATATACGCGGTTGAGCTAGGGACAACAATACACATTTGAACACCGTTATCTGCTATCGATACTTTCGATGTTCCAGAGATAGCTCCTAAAGACGTGTCCGTACCATCTGAATTAATGCGGTATAAGGTGGTACCTACAATATTGTAGGCAATGCCGCCCATTGTATGACGGCCTCTTGATGGGGTATTCCCAACATCGGCAAATAAGCTAATACCCGGTGTTCCGATTAACTGAGCAGGAGATAATCCTGTCGTTTGAGGGACGCGAGGGATTAAATTAACGCACTCTTGGGCGGCTATCGGCTTGGATGCGTCTTCGTAAAACCCTGTTGCTATTGGAAATTCAGGCACTAGAAGTTTTCACTCTTGTTTGTACCAAAGAAATTCTGGTCAAGTGTATCTATATCACAATTCCCCGCACCGATTGGCAAAGAGTCAGGATATTCAACGTCTAATGGTTTTTGTGTGATAAGTAGAATTGTATTTAGTCCAGCATCAGCCGACAAAGCCAAAGCTTGAGATATTTGAACCTCATACTCTGGAGCGAGTACAACGGCCAGATTTGATTTAATGCCTTCCTCTGTTCCACGTGGAACCCGGACATTATCAGAAGGGGAGGCGATAGGGGAAAACCCCATGACGACGAGGCCGGAATTTTCCCAACCTATTAGCATATCGTTAAGTACTTCTACACCATCGAGCATTTCCTGACCGGTTATATCCGAGTCAGCGCCTTTTACGCCTAACTTTCTTAGTGCGCTAGTGACTAATTGTTGTCCTGTTGCCATTGAGTAACGCCTCTATTTTTACGAGCATGTCGGCTTTTTTCATCTTTTCGCCTAAAGTAAACCCGAAATGTGTATCAGCGTAATCAATTAGGTCGGCTTTCGTCATCTCGTCAAGGTTTAGAGCACCGTTTAAAGCGTCTTTAACCCCTTCGATCGATTCACCTAAAGCTTGAACGGCTGCCACATCATCGGGATCTACATCAAAGTCTGTTGTTTTCACAAAGTAACGAGGGGAGTCCTTCCATCCATCATCATAATAAGACTGCGCTTCTTTTGCTTCTACAATGATTGGCTCTTTTGTTTCGTGATACACCCAAACTTTCGACATAAATACTCCCGGTTATTCGCCTGAATTAATGGCGGCTCTAAGTGATGCGTTATCGGCTAGTAAAAGCGTCAATTGCGCGTTAATGTTTGCAACATATTGTCCTAACTCGGCAACCGTTGGTACGGTACCATCAGCAATTGTTTGCGTGGTTGATGCGGTTGGCTCGTTCGCTGTCCAAGTGATAGCAATCGCTTCACCCGTGGCCGCATCAGCTGTTTCCATTCGTGTGTTAATACCCATAATAATCTCCAGTTAAGGGGGATTTCTCCCCCTATAAATTACTTAGTGACACGTACCGCGAAAGAACGGTTCTGCACAATGACATCAAACAAGATATCAAAACGATAACTCATTGTCATTGACGTACCAGTGAACCAGCGAGTCGCAGTCAGTGAGATGCCTTTAAAGTTCTCACGATGTTGGATAACACCAGCGCCCGGGTCAGCTACGTCTAATGGAACAAACGCCATAGTGATAGCATTTTTATGGAATGCCATATTTTGACGATATGAAGCTCCGCCAGTACCCGTTTTGACGGTAATTACAGCATCATCAGCAGGTGCAGCCGTTACAGTCTGGTATGGGCCAGAGGTGATAATAGGCGGTGCGATTGTGATTGTTGCTGGGCCAGTCGTTGCGCCAGAAGTCGCATCAGCAGTTACAGTGAAAGTTTGTAAGTCGCCTGTATCTTCGCGTGTTCTACGGTTTACAGAATTAACACCTGCAATTGTAATAACGTCACCAGCTAACAAAATATTAGTTGTGTCATTAGTCCAACCGTCCGTAATTAGCGTCTGAGTGTCCGTATCTTTAGCTGTGGCATACGTTACATTTTGAGTCGCACCATTAACTAAAGGCGTACCCGTTGCAACACCAACAGTATGGGACTTTAAGCTATTAGATTCAAAGTTATCAAACGATGCATAACGACCTAAAGAGGCTTCCTCGATTGCTGTTTTAGCCATACCCTGAACAAACACACCTTTAAGTCCATTTGCTAAGTTTAAAGCTGAACCAGAATCCCAGAACGCACATCGATCACCCATTGGAACACCAAGCTTACTTAACTCTGCTTTAGCGTTACCAATATCCAAGAAAGTACTTGGAGTTGTTCCGGGTGTACCTACAAAGTTTGGTATTTCTGTGTAAGTTGCGGCAATAGCAGACTCAACTACCTGAGCTAATTCTTCCATTGCTGGTTTAATATAGCGAGTATTAGCATCTTCGATTTTCAAAGCTAAATCTTCGTCTGTAATATCAAAACCTACATGCTGACGGTTATTGATAGTGACAGGAACGATTGCCTCTTGAATATCTTCTGCTGAATAGGTTGCTGATGCGGTTGCCTCGAACATAACGGGGCGGCGAATAGATGCGCTTGCACTTACTTTTGCACCAGAAAAGATTTTACTCTCGTCTAGCTGGCGATCTACTTTAGAACCCATGACCATAGCGTTAAGGAATTCCTTAACCGCGTATTTAGCTACGAGTGATGTGTTTTTAAAATCATTAGCCATTTGTATCTCCTAGGCCAACTCTCTACTACATGTTGTATATTTCATCCATTGACATGTCCTCTTGTGACTTTGAAGGACTGCCGCCGGAACCAACCGGTACTATAGGCGCTGGCGCTGCACTTGTTTTAACAGTTTTCGTTGTGGCTGCTAATTGCGCTGAGATTTCACCTAGCTTTAATGCGGCGGCGATTGGATTCGCTGCGGCTATTTCGTCTGCAACATCTAAATGCTTTCCTAAATAATAAGCTAATTGTGGCCCATTGTCGGATTGCATAATAGCGTCAAGCGTATCAGGTGGTAATTGTGGAACTCCAGCAATAACCGTCTCATAGTCAGGCGCTTTCTCGGTAAACTTCGCAGCATTAGCATGGAACTTTTCTTGCGTCTGCTTTGCTTTTACTTCCGCCTGTGATTGACTTTGTCGCGTCTGAATGTCTGCTGTTTGCTTGGAGACTTGTTGTTTCACCTTATACTCGACTAATGCAGCCATGTATGCGGTTTCATCAAAATCAAAATCTTCTAGCTTTGGTTCTGCCCCTTGCGGAGTTGGTACAGACGATTGCTCATCAATCTTTTTCTGTAACTCATCGGCGCGGCGCTTCTCTGCGTATTTTTCAGCCGTTATTTTGTTGATTCTTTTTTGGACGTTATCATTGTCAGTTTCGACAAAACCGCCCTCTTTTTCCTCAACCTCTGCGGGTGCTGTCTCCGCCTGCCCTTCCGTCTCTGTAGCTTCTGTTTGTTCAGTCGCTTCTTCGTCCAGTTGTGGCATGTTTGGATCAATTTGATCCTGTGCAGCTTGCTCGGTCATATCTATATCCTATCTACCGCTTGTTAAGGTAAGCGTGAACCATTTAAGTATCATTATAGTATTAAGTATTTATATTAGCAATTATTGATTCAATAAATCCTCTGCTTGCTCGCTGTTGGGTTGGCCTTGTTGGGTAATGTCTTGAGAGTCTGCGACAATATCACCTTGGGTTATTAACAATGCTCTTTGTTGGGCTGTTAGTGATATTCCTAGATCAACTTGCTTCTGGAAAGCACTTAGCAATTCATTATATGTAGTAACTGCTTCGCCTTGCGTTTTAACTAACGTCTCTTGTGTCTGCGCGTCCTGTTTTTCGATATCTGCTTTTAACTTCTCAGTCTGCATCAATACATTATCTTTTAGGGCTTCATCACCTTCATTCGGTGGTTGAGGTTGATTTAACCCTAATTCTTCAATCTCTTCATCGGTTGGGTCAGCAATACCTTGAGTAATGGCGTATTTTCTTAATCGTTTCTCGAACTCTTCACCATCGACAATATTTAAGTTTTTAGCAATCAAGTCTGGTGTTAGTTGCTCAAACACTGGTGAAGCTTGCGCTAATTCAATTAATTGTTGTGCTGATTCATCTCGCTGAGTGCTAAAGGCGGGGCCAGTCTCAACGGCAACACTATAACGACCTTTAGACAAGTCGTTAACAATCACAGGCTCTTGAGTTTCTTCGTCTATAATTGTTTCGTTTATTTCATTTACTTGCTCAGTATTGATTTCAACAGTATCGGATGCCCCATTAATCTCTAGTATCTGAATCATTTGAGGTGTATCGAATATCTTAGGGATTAAATCCATTAATATCTCGCCGGTAAATTCTAAAGACTTTTCGTGATTGCTCTGGTAGATATAAGCGCCTATATCACCTTTCTCTGCCTGAGACTTAACAGATTTCTCACTTAGCAATTGAGGTGCATTCCCCATTGCTGGTGGGTACATGCTTGTTGTGGCGTGGACATCATCAACAGATTGACGCGCTATCTCTAATCCCGCTACTGATACAGAGGGTGCGCCGCTTCGGGCTGGTGGGCCTTGTACCACTGGGTCAGGATTATAGGTCATAAACGGTTGATTCTTACGTGCGAACGTCTTTCTTTCGTTCTCGTGCCCTGCACGCATCTTAAGGGTTTCCCAATAAGGATCTTTAGGTGTTAGAGCGTAAGTTTCGACATCAGTAGAACGTGCATAGTTATAAACACGGTTAGCATCCTTAGCAAAGCGTACAATGCCACGAGTAAACCGTTTATTTTCAACAGTAATTTGCTCGCCATAATCAGGGACGAGGGGGATATATTTACCAGCCCAAGGTAGGGGGCCTTCTAACACTTCGGCTCCATTGAGCTTATACATTTCAACCTTGAAAGTTTCGACGCTACGCTCATCCATAATTGTTATATTTTTAGCGGCCAACTCATCCAAAATGGCCTCATCATCTTCTTTGTATAGCGTTTTACCATCAGACATCAAAATTAACGTTTTAGTAACAGGTGTTTTAACCCAATACTCCACAAGCCTAACGTTATTATCACTAAACCAGCCCTGACAGTTACCTTGATAGTATTGGCTTGGTTTAAAGTCAGTAATAGCCGCTTTAGGGTATTTAGCCTTAAACGCTTCCTCAGCCATTGAGGTGACTAAGAATTGATACATTGAGTCTCGGCCGTCATATTCAGTCGATTGAGGGTCGATATAGTGGGAGGTAGCGGCTGATTTAATAGGTTTTATGCAAATATCTTGGTCGAATGAATCATCTTTGTATTCAGTTAGGACTCTCCACCCACCATAGCCACCAGCGACTTTTTCATCAAAGGAGTTGTCGTAAGCGTTATTTGCTTTGGACTTCTGCTCAATCTTACGGATTAATCCACTGAAAACTTTAGCCACCTTGTCATCTGAGCTAACCGATTCAGGGCTTATCTTGATATTACTTCTATTTTGCTTGTGGTCGCCTGTTATCTGTTTAATTGCGCCGATAACACGATTAAAAGTGTATCGAGGTCTATTCCCTCTACGCTCTATGTCGGATTCTGACCACTGACCATCCTCAGCGTGAGCAAATCTCATATCTTCTACAGCAAGCTTTCTTTGTTCTCTATCGAAGTCTTCACATAAAGCAAAGCGATCAATTGCCTCCTTTAGAATCTTTTCATTACCTGATAATTCAGCCATTAAAATTCACTCTCATAATCAATTTCCTCAACATTTGCGTATAGTGTAGCACTAATTAAGCTCATCATTAAACTATCCGCGAGGTTAGGCGAGGGTATTTTGTGTATACGTAGCATATCGTCTTTACTCATTATTTGAATTAATCCATTGCCGTTAGGTTTTTTAGGTATTCGACATACTTCTGACCTGAGTTGGTCAATACAATCTATATCACTGGATAGGCTTATCATTGTGTCGGGGTCAACATACTCATTCTTAGTAACAGCTCGATAAGTATTGTAAAATCTATCTCTTAACCTCCAGTAGTATTGGGCGCGTTTATTCTTAAAGGTCTGTCTATTTGTCTTTGCGCTCGTTAGGGTCACTCTTTCGTCAGGTTGATATATCTCATCTGGGTTATCGGCTTTTTCAGAGCCTTTGAACATTTCAAAAGTAATATGCTTCCCTTCGAATGATTTTGATACTTGCCTTCTTAAGGTTACTCCAAGCCCGTCACAATCCCATGTAAAAACATCAGCTAGATTGTTAATAGCGTAATCAGTTGCCCAATCACAGCCCTCGTTAACGTCTCCAGTTTCCATTTCAAGCACATTAAGAATAACCGATCCATATCTATCAACTAAACCTTTGCTATCGCTGCCTAAGTCCGAGGGGTCATGTGACACCACCCTTTGACCGATAGGCTCAAATCCTAGTTTAAGATGCGCATCAATCGAAGCGTTAAACCAATCAACTGGAATAATGGCATTCTCCACGGTGTCCGAATACTCGCCACCCCACTTATGATCGTATTCTGATGTACTCATGTGCTCTAAATCATCAAGTCTTTCTACTTCTAAGCCTGACTCATGGAACCAAGGATTTTCATTATAATTAACTTGAACAATCATAATCGCATCATCTTCATAGATGCCGTACTTTAATAAGTCTTTCTCTGCTCTAGCGAGGAACTTCTTAGCGATAGGGTCATTCGATGATCCTCTATTCATTGTTATCCATATCTCAGGAGGGACAACTTCGCTTCCTGTCTCCCTTGCGGCTTGTGCGTCTTTTGCTGAGATTCGTATGGATGCGGTTAATATCTTAATAGTTTGGGCGCTTAGTGACTCTCCCTCTTCTATCCAAAGGCCATGAGCATTAATACCTTTGAGGCTCGTTATGTTCCTTGCAAGCCCACGATAAAAAGCCTTCCCACCGGTTATGTGGTTTATTTCTGTTTTTAGAGGGATAAAGCCTTGGAAGTTACACCGCTCTATCTCATCTATCAGCATAGAATGAACTGAATCATCTATAGAGTTTTGGTATTCACGACTACAGCACCACCTCTGGCCTGCTGAGACTTTAGATAATACGTAGTCAGCTACAAAAGTAGATTTAGTTGATGCCCTACCTCCAACAAGCATTTTAATTCGCTTAGGAGTTGATATGAGGATGCCGAGCTTATCGACGCATTCAATCTTGAGTTTTAACGCCGACAAAGGTCACATCTGCCAATTGGACTGGGCCACCATTAGGGCCGGATAACTCGCTCTCTGTTTTATCCTTCCATCCAAAGTTATTTTTAAGGCTAAATATTGAACCGGTTACTGCTGTCCCTGCGAGTCTTTGCTCCAGTGACATCTCTACTCTTTGCTTGGCTCTTTTTACAGTAACAAGAAATTCGTCCTTTTGTTCGTAATTCCTAAAGGCTTCCGTAGTCATACCCAATGTATAAGCGATACCTGATATAGATGGGGTAATATCTTCAATGTCTTTTATTGCGAATAACTCATCCCCTGTTAGGTCTTTTAGTAATGCGCTTTCATCTAACTGGTTATCTTTGCAGACTAAAAAATACAAGTCTATAACAGATTGCATTTCTTCTGGTGTTTCGTACTTAAGGGGTCTACCTACTTTAGCCATAAATCACCCTACTAACTTCAAGTAAGGCGGGTTACTGCGTACGGCCTCTAGTCGAACCTTAGTTTCGTCTCTCATCCAATATGAGTGCTTTCCATCATTCCAGCATGGAACTGGTTCCGATGATTTAATCATAACACCGTAAAACCCAATGTAATCAAGCTCTTCTCTTGTGTAAGTTATATCTTTTAGTGGAATACGAATAAAGCCGAGATTTAATCTACGATGCTCCGTAATCTTGTTAGGGCTGTGTATTGTGTGGGCGTACTCTATTTTCATTGTTTTCTGCTCTCTTATCTTTCTACCTGATATGCGTTATCAGTGGGCGTTTAATCTAATACCGTAAATGTCTTATAATCACTTATCACTACATTAGTCGATGATAATATGGCCTTTCCTTTAACACGCCATAATCCAGAATAATCCAAATCACCCTCGGCTATAGTGTATTTTAAGTATTCATTGGCTAGATAGGTTTCGTCGTCTACATCTACATTAGCTGTTCCTAATGTTGGCACCACTTCTTTTTGCGTTCCGAGCTTAGGTTGTAAATACATGGCTAACGATGTATTTGTTGACACATCCTCGCCTAGATTAACGTAAATTATCTGGCCGAACTCATTTTTGTTGAAATTTGGCATTACTGCTTAATCAGTCCTACTGCTGTCCCGCTTGTGCGAGAAGTAAATTCCCATCGGTATAAAGCATCAGCAGATGAGCTTACACCTGTTTGCTCGGTATTTGCCGTAAAGGCCTCAACATCTACGGCTGTCGTTCCTTTATCGAAACTTCTTTGTAGTGTTACTGTTCCTGCCCATGTACCGCTTAGGGATGCATCAAAATCACCTTTATCCAGCTTTATCCAAGGCGTAACATCTCCTGTTGCTAGCATATCTGTTAATACTTCGGCCATCGTTATTTCCTCTTAATTTAATCCTAGTTTAGCAATACATCTTTTAATATGCTAGATAATGGGGTTTTTAGTGTATTTTTAGTGAATCCACCGCTACTCGGCGCACTATATAAAAACGTATTTGTATCCCCTGTGCCCACTGTACCATTAGCTTGAATAACATAGTAATCAGAAGTGTTATTTTGGGTTAAGGGTGCGCCTAACGTATATGTCCCATCAACCGCTACAACAATCGCTAATGAATCCTCTGGTGTGGGGGTTTCATAAACAACTTGGTCGGTACTGACAGGTGCTGTGCCTGAGTACAAATAAGTAAAGGCCGTATCGTTAGCCGGTGGGTTAGAGGTTAAGGTTGTAAATGAATGTGTCGTTGGTGGCTCATAAGGCACTACCGCGCTTGTATCTGAGCTCGCATCGTCTGCCGTAAAAGTAAACGTGAAGCCTGTTGAGTTAAATAATGATGCAGGATCCGCAGGCATACTGAAAGTTACGGTCGTGTCTGTTACTCCTGTGATTGTTGCGCTTACAGAGGTTGTACCGTTCATAACTAGTGTGGCAGTTGCAAATGTCGTACCGAATCCTGAGCCTGTTATTGTATTACCTATGCCGCTTGGACGAACGACTGCGGGTTGACCTGTTATTGTTGCACCGCCAACTACCGAAGGTACAATAGATAACATATTTTGTGCGGGTTGATAGATTGAAGGGTGATCAACAATGGTAGGTGTACCACTGACAGTCCAAGCTATAACACCCTTCTTGTTAGTAAGTGTACCAACACCGTCCGTATACATTGTTAAACTCTGGGGACGAACTAATAGTGGGCTAACGCCGCTGGCTAAAGCTGCAATCTCAGCGTCACTTAGACCAACATTCCATATTGCGCTCTCAGCAAGACTTGCATCTGTGTATGTATCTGGTGTGTTGGTATTATTAAAACCTAAACAAGTTGAATTTAGTCCTGTTGGGTTTGTAAGTGTAGTTACATCATTCGCTTCTTGTACGCCATTTACAAATATTCTATGGTCACTATCTGATCTTGCCGTTGCTACTACATGAGCACGAGTTCCTACTGAATAAGCAGAAGTTGATACAATATTTGTGGCAACACCTCCCGCTCGGTGTTGGTACTGATAAAATCCAGCACCCGATTGCATCATGATTATAAAATCAGTTGCGTTTGTGTTGTTGTGCACACCACCATAAACTTCAGTCACTGCACTATTAGCAGGCGTGACAAAAGCAGCAAAGGTCATTGTGCCAGTAAAAGCATTATTAGTATTATCTACTAACCCTTCGCTAGACGCTGCAACAAAATCAATTGCCATGTTAAGTCTCTTTTATATGAATACTATGCAGATATTGATCGGCTGCAACAGGTGTGCCTGTGGTTGCAGGTCGGCGTATACGAAGAATAAAATCTTCGTCTACCAACAAACTATCCATTTGAGCACCCGAAGTTAATGCAACATTGTCAGTAGTAGCTCTACCTACTACTGTTGGAGGTGTTATATCACCAGTATCCTGATAAACATAGGTATGGATTGTTGTATCTAAATCTTCTGCGTCATCAATACGTCGTATTGCAGCAGCCCATATACCTAAATTAGTTGTTAATCCTGCTCCCCACCGAACGCTTATCGTCAAACCTCCCCCTGCATAGTTACTAGGTAAAATACATCTGAAATCTGCGTATTCAACTGTTGTTTGATCAAATGCCAGCACTCTTATTATTTCATTAGGGACAGAAGCCCCCTGAATTTCCTCCTGACCTGCCGCTAAAGTGTCAGGAAGTGAGGCATTATTCGGGTGTAAGATTAGTAAAGAGTCTCCACTAGCCATTATATATTCTCCAATTTAATATTCATTATGCAAATCCGCCCGTGCTTATTTTAAAACCACTATATCTAAGAGTGTGTATAGCGTTATTATTTTGACCCCAATCAAAAAACGCAATCTTATCCATTGAGCCGTTTGTGAAGTGCCTATTAAATATGTTCTGCACGTCTAAATAAACAACACCATCTATTTCAACGTATATTGCACCATCTGCAACCTCATTTGCAAGAGATGTTCCAGAGCTATATTTGAATCTGAATTTAAACGTGTGTACCTGCCCATAGACAAATGCAAAGTTTGAGCCAAAGTAATTAAAAATACCATTAGGCGTATTTTGTGTTAGCGGGTAATTATT